CCACCTCCTGCTCGTGGCGGTGGAAAGGATCCTCTTGCTCAGACATTTACTGTTGATGAAACTGGAGCATTCTTGACTTCTGTTGATCTATTCTTTGCTAGCAAAGATGAAAATGAAAAAGTTACAGTTGAACTTAGAACTGTAGAGCTTGGAACACCAACAGATCAATTGGTTCAAGACTTCGCAAGAGTCACTCTTGAACCATCTCAGGTCAATACGTCTTCTGATGGATCTGTTGCCACAAGAGTTACATTCCCATCACCTGTCTATCTACAACCAGGTGAGGAATATGCGATTGTAATTCTTTCACCATCTTCAAATAATTATGAAACTTGGATCGCAAGAATGGGTGAAAGAACTGTAAATACTCAGAATTTACCAGATGCTGAAAGTGTAGTTGTAACTAAGCAATACTTAGGAGGGAGTCTATTTAAATCACAGAATGGAACTATTTGGACTCCAAGCCAATTTGAAGATCTCAAATTTACTCTCTATAAAGCACAGTTTACCCAAAATCTTGGCACAGTTTATTTCTATAATCCTAAACTAGGGACTAGAAATAGTCAAACCCCAAGACTACTTCCAAATCCAATTAAAACATTACCTAGAAAGTTAAAAGTTGGAATTACAACTACAACAACAATGGGTAGTATTTTGATTCCAGGTAGAAAGGTAAGCGAAACTAACTCATCAGGTCCTTACGGATATATTGAAAATATTGGAAGTAGAGTTTCTGCTCTTTCACTTACCAATACTGGCGTTGGATATTCAAACGGAACATTTGCTGGAGTGTCATTCTATTCAGTAACTGGAAATGGTTCTGGAGCGGTCGGTGTTGTAACAATATCTTCAAATATTGTTTCTGCAGTTTCCATTACAACTCCAGGAAATGGTTATGCGATAGGTGATGTTCTGGGAATTACAACCAGTAATGTTGTTAAGGGATCTAGTGCTGCAATCACTGTTTCTAACATTAATGGAATTGATACATTGTACCTAACAAATGTTCAAGGTGAAGAGTTTACTGATGGTCAAGATTTAGTTTACTTTGAAGGATCAACTGCTGTTGCTGTGGCGAATACTGATATTAGAGGATCTTCTTCTCTCATCAGCAATCTATATGATGGTAGAGTTGTTGAAGTTGAGCATTATAATCATGGTATGATGGCAGATAATAACAAGGTTACTCTTGCCGATATTGAACCAAATACTGCTCCAGTTCTTTTAACTGCCAATCTTGCGGTTGATGCAACAACTATCTCTGTTGCCAGCACTTCAACATTTGCTACTTTTGAAGGTATTTCAACTTCAACTGGATATGTCAAGATTAATAATGAAATTATTTACTATAACAGCATTGGTTCTGGAACACTTGGTATTGGCACAAGAGGTATAGACGGTTCCTTAACCAGAACTCATAATGTTAATGATCTTTGCTATAAGTATGAATTAAATGGAGTTTCTCTCACTAAGATCAACACAACTCATGATATGCCAACTGATTCTGCTCTAAAAGCATCTAAAAACATTGATAAGTATTACTTACAAATTAGTAGATCAAACAGACCATCTGGTGATACTCAACTGAGTTTCACAGATGAAAGATCACTTGGAGGAATGGAGGTATTTGCTTCACAAAACTTCCAATACAACGCTATTGTTCCACAATTTAATGTTATTACTCCAGGAGAAACAACATCTGTTTCAGCAGAATTAAGATCTGTTTCTGGAACAAGTGCTGGTGGATCCGAAATCTCATTTATTGATCAAGGTTATGAACCTGTTGAATTAAATCAAGTTAATAGAGTTTCTTCCACAAGACTTGTTTGTTCCGAAATTAATGAGACAAACAGACTAACTGATCTTCCTAAGAATAGATCAACAACACTGGCAATCCAATTTAATTCGCAAGATCCTAATCTTTCTCCCGTAATTGATAGTCAGAATGGTGTTCTAATTCTACAAAGAAATAGAGTTAATGCCCCAATTGTAAATTATTCTACTGATTCTAGGGTTAAACTGATATCTGGAGATCCTCACTCCGCCATTTACATTTCAAATAGAGTTGATCTGAAACAACCAGCAACTTCACTTAAAGTTCTTGTTTCTGCTTATAGACATTCTTCCGCTGACTTTAGAGTTCTCTATAGACTCTTTAGACCAGATTCTAGTGAAGTTCAACAATCCTATGAACTATTCCCAGGGTATGATAACTTGAGAGATTTGAATGGTGATGGATTTGGAGAGACGATCATTGACGCTACTCTAAACAGCGGCAGATCAGATGCTTTTGTTCCTTCTAGTAGAGACAACCAATTCTTAGAATATCAGTTTAGTGCTGATAATCTTGATAAATTTACAGGATTTGCCATTAAGATTGTGTGCTCTGGAAGTAATGAAGCATATGCTCCAAGATTTAAAGATCTAAGAGTTATTGCTCTCGCATGATTCCTGTTGAAGGACATAAACATCTTTACAGAGATGAAAACTCTGGTGCAATTGTAAATTGCGATACTATTGGATATTCTCAATACGTTAAAATGAAATCTGAAAAGCAAAAACAAAAAGAGGAGCTTGATCAGATTAAAATTGATATTGAGGAAATAAAATTTTTATTAAGGGAGATTATTCATGGATCCAAATAGTATACAACTTGAAGATATTAATAAGTTATTTGAATATGAGATGCAGTCTAGAGAAATTGATGAATGTAATGATATTGAAAAACTTAGAACCATGCTCAAAATATCCATAAAGTTGTACATGAAGCAACAAGAGGTTATTAAAGAACTTGGATTTGGTGAAGTATAAATATATTTTAGATCCTGAAGTTTTTTATAAATGGCAGCTGTTTATGTAAGTAATCTAGTTGTAAATACTGGTACTACATTTACTCAAACTTTTTCACTAGAAAATAGTGATTCTAGTTCTATTTTAAATTTGGGCGGATACTCAGTTTCCGCTCAGATGAGAAAACATGCGGGTAGTTCATCATATACATCATTTAGTGCTTCTGTAGTTAACGCTACTGCTGGTACAGTTAGAGTTGGACTAGGAACTACGACGACTGCCTCCTTAAAACCAGGTCGTTATGTTTATGATGTTTTGATCACTGATAATGCGGGAGTAATAACCAGAGTTGTTGAAGGATCTGTTCTCGTTAGAGAAGGAGTGACTCGCTAATGGCAGACATTAGAGTTAGAGTTGGAGCTCAAAACGCAATCAAAGTAGTTTCGTCATTAGCAGGAACTAAAGAAATTTCTTTAGGCGATTTAACGGACGTTAATTTACCACCAGCCCTTTTAAACGGAATGGTTCTCGTGTATAACTCAACAACATCAAAGTGGGACGCAACATTAGAATTAACCCCAGGCGTATCCCAGAATTTAGACATCAACGGAGGTAGCTTTTAATGGCAAGCATTATCAGGATTAAAAGATCCTCTGGTACTAGTTTACCTGGAAGTCTACAATGGGGTGAATTAGCTTACGTAACTGGTATTGGTAGTGCCACAGGCACTAGTCAATATAGAGATAGAGTTTATGTTGGAGACGACGGAACTAACGTAATATCTGTTGGTGGACGTTATTATACGTCCATGATGGACCACGTTCCAGGAACTGTTGCTGGAGTATCTAACACAAGAAATAGTGATGGTGGCATTGTCGCTGTTCTTGACAGTAGCAGAAAAGTTGATCAGTGGAATGTTGATAATTTAAGATTAGATGGAAATACATTCTCCTCCCAAAATACCGATGGAGATATTGTATTAGATCCAAATGGAACTGGTGAAATTAATATTGTTGATGATACTTATCTAAGTTTTGGTAATGACAAAGATGTAAAGTTAAGATACGACGAAGCTACAGATAATAGATTTGAAATTGAAGGTGCAGATTGGGCATTTGCCAACGGTGTTGCGATTAATATTGGTGATGTAACTGATTCAACAAATAGAGACAATGGTGCTCTAGTTGTTGAAGGTGGCGTTGGTATTGAAAAAAATCTCAATGTTGGTGGAAACGCCACTGTTGCTGGAGTTTCAACTTTCACCGGAAGTGTAACTATTGGTGATATAAAGGTTGAGCAAAATATAATCTCAACCGTTCCTGGATCAAGTGGAATTCTTTATATTGATCCATATCCCGATGGTCTAAGTAATGAAGGTACTGTTGTTATTAAGGGTGACCTACAAGTTGATGGTACAACCACATCTGTAAATTCTACGGTTGTATCAATCAATGATCCAATTATTGTTCTCGGTGATGTAACCAGCAAGAGAACAGTAATGGCACCAGTTTTGACTGGTGTTTCAACAATTACTCTTGATTCTGTAGCAGGAATCAATACTGGAGACCTTATCCAAGGAAGTGCTTCATTACCTAATAGTGGTCTGACTACTATTACTGCTTTTAATAATACCACTAAAATTGTTACAATTCAAGGTACTACCACTGCTGGTATTACCACAACGACACAATTAACAATTACCCACGCATTTGATACTAATACTGATCGTGGTGTTGCCTTTGATTACAATACTGGTGTAGGAACTGCCAATAGCAAGACTGGATTCTTTGGTTATATTGATGGTAATAATGTTGGCAGTGCCGCTACAGCAAGATCTTGGACTTATATTCCTGATGCTGTAATTACATCACCAGGCATTGTAACTGGAACTAGAGGATATCTTGATGTTAAAGGTATCTATTACCAAACTGGAGATTTTAACACCCATGGTGTTGTATATTTTGATGCTAATGGACTCCAAACTTCAACGAATAATCCAGCATCACCAACTATTACATCAAAACAAATCTTGACTGCAATTACTGAAATTAATTTAACACTTAGCAGTTCGGTATCAGTTACAGTAGGTGATTTAATTCTACAAGAAACAAGTGGAGCTTATGGTGTAGTCAAGACAACCGTGAGTGGATCTACAATCACTCTAGTTGGTGTTGAAGGGACATTTGATACTACTAATAACTTGTTAAAAAATGGAACATCATTAGCAATAATACCAACTGTAATAACACCCATATATACAAATAAACCAACCTGGACTTCAACTCTGGATGGAGGAACATTCTAAAATTTATGACAAATCAAAATAATGAAGTTGATGTGAATGTATTGATTAAATTGTATAATCAAAGACTATCAACTCTAACAAATCAAAATATTTTATTAGAGGCAAAGGTACAAACATTATCTAAAGATTATTCTGAATTAGAAGAACGATATAATGAACTGTTAATTTCCAGTCAGACAGAGGAAAAGTAAAATGGCGAAACCAGCAAGTAGACAACAACTCATTGATTACTGTTTAAGACGGCTGGGTGCCCCTGTATTGGAAATTAACGTTGATGATGACCAAATAGATGATTTAGTGGATGACGCCCTACAGTACTTCCAGGAGCGTCATTTTGACGGTGTTGAGAGAATGTACCTAAAGTACCAATTAACACAGGCAGACTTAGATCGTGGTAGTGCAAAAGGTACTAATGGTGTTGGTATAGTAACCACTACCGCTACATCTACAAATATAAGTGGTTATGGAACAACCACATCAAGATTTTATGAAACTTCTAATTTTATTCAAGTTCCCGATTCTGTTATTGGCGTAGAAAAAATATTTAAGTTTGATACTAGTTCAATTTCTGGTGGAATGTTTAGTATTAAGTATCAATTGTTTTTAAATGATCTATACTATTTCAACTCCGTTGAACTTTTACAATATTCAATGGTAAAAACCTATCTAGAGGATATTGACTTTTTACTGACTACCGATAAGCAAGTAAGATATAATAAAAGACAGGACAGATTATATCTTGATATTGATTGGGGAGCACAATCTCTCGGAACTTATCTTGTTTTAGACTGCTATAGGATTTTAGATCCAGATACTTATACTAATGTTTATAATGATAGTTTTATAAAAAAATATCTAACAGCATTAATTAAACGTCAGTGGGGTCAAAATCTAATTAAATTTAGAGGTGTTAGACTTCCAGGTGGAATTGAACTGAATGGTAGAGAAATATATGAGGATGCTGAAAGAGAACTAGAAAGTATTAAGCAAGTTATGGCCCTTGAATATGAACTCCCACCTTACGACTTTATTGGATAATGGCACTTAATCCCTTTTTCTTACAAGGATCACCTAGCGAACAAAGACTGGTACAAGATCTTATCAATGAACAGTTGACGATCTATGGTGTAGAAGTCACTTATATACCAAGAAAATTTGTAAGAAAACAAACCATCATTGAGGAGATACAATCATCAAGATTTGATGATAACTTTTTAATTGAGGCATATGTGAATACTTATGAGGGGTATTCTGGTGCCGGAGACATTTTAACAAAATTTGGAATGAGTTTGAGGGACGAACTTGTCATAACAATATCCAAAGAAAGATTTGAAGATTTTATTGCTGCGTTTTTAGCAGCAATGCCAGATGATGAAATTGAATTAGCAACTAGACCTCGTGAGGGAGATCTTATTTATTTTCCATTGGGTCAAAGACTTTTTGAGGTTAAATTTGTAGAGCATGAACAACCTTTCTATCAGTTAGGTAGAAATTATGTTTATGAACTGAAATGTGAATTGTTTGAATATGAAGATGAAGTTCTTGATACTTCTATTGACGAAATAGATACAACAATTCAAGATACTGGATTCATAACTACTCTAAACTT